TGTCTGTAACGAGTTAATAAGAGATACCTACGATTCAAGCTCCGCTGGTAAGATGTGGGAAAAGTGGTTAGCTGATTACAATCGTATGGAAACAGCATTTGATAACGATGTATGGAATGCTCACCAAAGTGGGTTATGTAAACGACATTGTTTAGTTACAGAATGTGTGCACAATGGGAGGCACTGATGAGACGTAGAAGAAAGAAGCAAGTAAACGCCCCTGTTGGTAGTGACACATTTGAGAGAAGAATGGAACGCCAACGTGCTAGGCGTGCGTTTGATAAGAAGAATGGTAAAGCCGCCCGTAAAGGCAAAGACATCAGTCACAACAAGATGTTGAAAGATGGTGGCAGTAACAAAGATGGTTACAAATTAGAAAGTCCTAGTAAGAATAGATCTCGTAATGGGCATAAGCCTAAGAAAAAGTAATTTGTTGATGTGGTGATAGACGTTTAGCTTGATGCGTCATAAAAGAAAATACAAAAGTGGGGTATCCTTCCCACCGTGTCATTGTATAAAATCGAGTTAGTTGGAGGGGTCTGTAGACTAGAATATCAGACTGCCTATATATCAGACATAGCCCTATCTGCAACGAAGCAGGGCTTATTAATCGTAAGCGGAGACCGCTTTACGGTGTCAACCTATGGAGAATAACAATTGAAGATTGTAGATAACAAAGCACTGTTACTTAACTTACGTACTCCTGGGCGGGTGACGAGTGTAATACCAAAGAGTAAGATGTTATCAGAACATGAAGTATTAGTTAATTGGGGAGTAGATGAGGTACAGGTACTACGTAACATAGGTATCAATGCACCATCACCAATAGAAGGTAGGTATGAGTGGACAGGCAGGTATGATCCATACGACCACCAGAAAGCTACCGCAAGTTTTATGACGTTGAATAAAAAGTCTTTTTGTTTTAATGAACAAGGGACAGGTAAGACAGCCAGTGCTATATGGGCATCTGATTACTTATTAAATCAAGGCAAGATAAACAGGGTGTTAGTTATATGCCCTCTATCTATTATGGAATCGGCATGGCGTAACGACTTGTTTAGTTTTGCTATGCACCGTAAGGTAGATGTTGCGTATGGTTCAGCCAAGAAGCGTAAAGAGATAATAGCAGGTGACGCTGACTACGTGATAATAAATTATGACGGTGTAGAGATTGTACAAGATGCAGTAAGAGAAGGTGGCTTTGATTTAATTATTGTTGATGAAGCTACTCACTACAAGAATGTACAGACTAAACGATGGAAGACGCTTAATAAGTTAATCAATAAAGATACGTGGCTATGGATGATGACAGGTACACCTGCGGCACAGAGTCCTACTGATGCGTATGGTATAGCCAAGCTAGTAAACGCAAATGGTGTACCTAGATTCTTTGGGTCTTTTAGGGACTTAGTGATGCAGAAGGTTACTAACTTTAAATGGATACCCAAAGAGACAGCTACCGAGTCCGTGCACCGAGCCTTACAACCTGCCATAAGATTTACTAAAGAAGAATGTTTAGACTTACCGCCTATGGTATATGTTAAGCGTGAAGTAGATATGACGGCACAACAAAAGAAATACTATAAAGAATTAAAGAGTAAGATGGTAACGCAAGCGGCAGGGGAACAGATAACTGCGGCAAATGCGGCTGTAAACATGAACAAGTTATTGCAAATATCTTCTGGGGCTGTATATACCGATACAGGTGATGCAGTGCAGTTTGATATAACAAAACGGTATAAGGTATTACGTGAAGTAATTGACGAGTCTAGCAAAAAAGTATTAGTCTTCGTGCCCTTCAAGCACACCATCGACATGCTGACTAATAAGTTACGTGATGATGGTATAACGGTTGAGGTAATACGTGGTGACGTAAGTGCGGCTAGGAGAACAGATATATTTAAGCGGTTTCAAGAGCAAGATGACCCTAAAGTATTAGTTATTCAGCCACAGTCTGCGGCACATGGTGTAACACTTACAGCGGCTAACACGGTAGTGTGGTGGGCACCGACTAGTTCGTTAGAAACATACGCGCAAGCGAATGCTAGGGTGCATAGATCAGGGCAAGATCAAAAGTGTACGGTAGTTCACTTACAAGGATCGTTCGCAGAAAGACGTGTTTACTCACTATTGGACAATAGAATAGACGTTCACACAAAGATGATTGATCTATATAAAGAAGTGCTTGACTAGCTAACAGTTGTACGCTATTGTCAATATCCCTTAACTAAGGAGCGTAGTATGAGTGAGACACCTACTGCTGAAAAACTGACGAGCGTCTATATTAAGATTAAAGATAAGCGTTCTGAGTTGACAGCTAAATTTAAAGAGGAAGACTCTGCGCTATCGGATCAGTTAAGTAAGGTAAAGCGTGCTTTACTGGATTACTGTGAAGAGCAAGGAGTTGATAGTGTAAAAACTTCAGCAGGTATGTTTTATAGGTCGGCTAGAACACGTTACTGGACTAGTGATTGGTCTTCAATGCACGAATTTATATTGGAGAACGAAGTGCCAGAATTGTTAGACAAACGTGTAAACCAGAACAATATAAAGCAATACCTAGAAGAGAACCCTGACAAGGTACCGAAGGGGTTAAATGTAGATTCTGAATATATTGTTTCAGTGAGGAGAAAGTAATGTCTAATAAGTTTGTACCTGTAGATGCTGTAGCAGATCGCTTTGGCATGTCTGTACATACCGTACGTGGTTGGGTGAAGAGAGGTTTAGTCCCCGATGATCTGTATATGAAGATCGGTAACACGTATCGTTATGATATAGCAGGTTTGGAAGGCCATTTCTTAGGCCCGAAGAACCAAGAAGTAAAAGAAGAAGTTAAGGAAGAAGTTAAGGATTTTGTTTTTGATCCTGACGCTTTAGACGAGGACTTTTAGTGAGAAGGCTAAGCATACGTGGTGGTGAGTTCACAATATTTGATGATGGTAAGCAGAAAGTCTTACCGTACGATAGTTTGAATGTAATCATTATAAATGCCGCGCCTGTATCTAGGTCATACTTTGGTGCTCAGTTCGACCCTAACAAGTCTACTGCACCTGTATGTTGGTCTGATGATACACAACGACCATCTCCCAAAGTATCACAGGAAAACGTGCAAGCACGTAGGTGTATGGACTGCACACAAAACGTACGTGGTTCTGGTGAGAATGGTGGTAGGGCTTGTCGGTTTCAACAACGACTAGCTGTTGTATTTGAAGGAGACTTAGAAGAAGTATATCAGTTGCAGATAAATGCCCTTACTATTTTTGGTAAGGTGGTGAATGGTAATATGAGTATGCAAGCATACGCCAGACACTTATCTTCACATGGTATGTCCGTTATTGCTGTCGTTACGAATATATATTTCGATAAGGATAGTGTAGTACCCAAACTTTATTTTAAACCTATGCGATCTGTAGATACTGACACTGGTATCAAGGTTAGCGAGATGGTAACGCACGAAGATACAAAGAAGGCAATGACATCTGTCGTTTCTGTGTCTGGTGAAGCACCATCACCGTTCTCCGCTGTTGAGGGTGGGTTTGATATAAACGCGAATTAATTTAATTTAAGGTAAATAGTTATGGCTAATCAAAATAGCACTTTTATGATACAAAATGTTGAGGCACAATGGCCTCGTATAAATAAACCATATCGTTTCGATAACGCTGAGAACCGCACTGTTCCGTGTGACGCGTTTGACGATAACGCCAAGTACGAGATTAAATTCCGTATGTCTAAAGACCAAGCTAAGGCTTTGTACTTAGGTATGTGTGAAGCGTACGAAGCACGTAAAGAGAAAGGTTGGCCTGAGAAAGTTGAGATGCCTTTCACCAAAGATGATGATGGTATGTACACCTACAAAGCTACCCTTAAAGGTGCTTATGGTAAAGAGGCAACATTAAAGCCTGTACAATATGACTCGAAAGGAGTTAAACTACCTGAAGACTTCATGCTTACTACTGGCAGTACAGTTAACATTGCTGTGGTATTTGTGCCATATAATATGCGTGAAGCAGGTATTTCCCTACGTTTGAAAGCGGTACAGGTTATTAAGTACGTACCAATGGAAGCGGCATCACCCTTCTCTGCTGTTGAAGGTGGTTTTGAGTTTTCTTCAGAAGACAATCCGTTTGAAGTTGTAGAAGTTAAATCCGCAACAAATGTAATTGAAGGTGAGTTCGGGGATACTCCTGAACCAAAGAAAGTTAGCAAGAAGACAACTCCAAAACCAAAAAAGTCTGATGCTGATCTTGCGTCTGTTATAGACGACTGGGACGACTAGTCCAAAAAACTTAGCTAGGTATAACCGAAAAGGGCGCGTCATGCGCCCCTGCTATCTCCACCCTCGGAATTAGGAATGTATTATGGAAGCAGAAGTATTTCTCGAT